GCACAGTACTTTGAGTGTAGCGTAGCCCGGATGCGCGGAATACTTTACGTGTACATTCTGGGTGGATACGAGAGCTGCTGTGTGTACAAGTCCAACCACCGGGGATTCGAGTGGTGGACCGGCTCCGAGTGGAGCCAGGACGTCGAGCTTTATAAACAACTTTGTTTACGTGACGATCAAATCCAGCTCATCCTATGACGATTTACGAGCCACACAATAGGATGGAGGTGAGTACACCAAGGGGGAATGGAATCATTTGGCTCGTCACCGACTATGGACATGAAACCGATACGATCTATACTGTCATCCTCGACAAGACCGGAGAGTTCTGGCAGTTTAGTCACAAGGATATACGCGCGCGCAGCAACATTACTTTTCACCGATCTCTAAACCCGTCCAGCTTATGAAAACAATTCGACTCACAATGTCCGTACTACTAACCGCGATCATGTTGATGATACCCACTTTTCTGTATCTGTTCATGAACGATGAAATACCCAATAGTCTGGACACAGCCTTGATACTCCTGGGGATGCAGACCCTCTGGATAACGATGATGATTAATCGGAAATACTTATGATTAGATTATTCGACATACAGAACGGGAAGGTGGTTCCCACAGAACACTGTTTCACCCTGAAGTTCCTCAAGGATATCATGGAAGAATACCCCATGGAATATTTGCGGATATATACGTACCTGTTCTACATGACCTGTCCCAACCCAGACTTAAATCCATTTTTTGATGTACCCGAAGCCGAGAAAGAAGAGCTCATTCTCACAGAGGTTGACGCTGACTTTTCAACTGACGACGATGTTATTGTCCACGGGCTTAAGATGTGTCGCAAGTTGTACGAAACACCAACGTACCGAGCATATGCGGGTATTAAGAGCATGCTCGACCGTCTTGCCAAATATATGGAGACCACAGAGATTGAACACGGACGCGATGGTAACATTACTGCGCTGGTCAATGCGGCGGCGAAGTTTGAAGCTATACGTCAATCTTTCAAGGGCACGCTACGAGACCTGGAAGACGAACAGAAGTCACAAGTGCGAGGTGGTCAACGACTCAGCTACGATCAAGACTAAACAATAAACCATGGACAAACAATTGACATTCGGAGAAAAACTGGTGGGTATTGGATTCAACCCCTCTGCCGACCCGAAGGTGCAACGGGCCAAAGAGATCTGCGCGGAACTGGCGAACATGATCAACGACCACATGCACGAAACCAAAGACGAAAGCTCTGCGCTCCAGTATGCGCTCTATCACCACGCGGTCGGCGAGATCCTGAACGCGCAGATGACCGCTGTAAAACTCCTCACCTTTAAACCCAATTTATGAATTTCGGACAAGCGATCGAAGCCCTGAAGATGGGCAGAAAAGTAGCCCGCACCGGGTGGAACGGCCAAGGAATCTTCCTGGAACTCCAGACGCCGGATGAACATTCCAAGATGACGCAGTCGTACATCTACATCGACACACTGAATCTCTTAACAACCAACCCCAACGCGCCGAAGGGTAGAGTGCCCTGGCTTCCGTCCCAGACCGACATGCTCGCGGACGATTGGGTGGAGGTCAACTAATCCATTCCCATGAACCTGTACACCTATAAAGCGATCGTGGATAGGGTGGTCGATGGTGACACACTGAAAGTTACCATCGACCTCGGGTTCACCGTCTACTGGAAATCCTCTTGCCGGTTCTACGGTGTGAATACACCGGAGCTCAAGAGTAAAGACGCAGCGGTGAAGACCAAAGCCCAGGCCGCGAAGAAATTCGTAACAGATCTGTTACCCCCGGGTACCGAGATCATGATACGGTCCAGGGAGCTGGACAAGTATGGTAGACCACTGGTCGACATTTTCTACGGCGAAGGTTTCACCGGACACCTGAACCAGGAGCTTATCGATAAACAATTCGCAGTGGCGTTTATGACCGATAAAGTCAAATGAACATTGTAAGGTGGTGGAATTGGCAGACACGCCGCTTTGTCTCAGCGGTGTTCACCCTGGTTTTCAGTTCACGAATCAAGAACCGAGAACAATGGTGAACGTGGACGTTCGAATCGTCCCCTTACAGCAGAACAAACGATTATGACAGCCGAACTAACCGATGTGCAACAACGATTTCTTTCTTACACCCCGCTGATCCAGCTGCTGGTGTATTCAATCGCGCTCAAAGAAGAACGCTATGAACTGCTCAACGAGATCAATCCCATGGTGGATGATGAGTTCAGAAACTCGGTGAGCGCTAAGGACGCATTCTTAAAAGTGATGGAGAAAGAACCCATGAACGCATGAACTTCTTGAACATTTCACAAACAAAACCAATACGTATGGACATCCTGGACAACAACGACCTCTACGTACTCATGGAGGTGAACCTCGACGGTGTAGTGAGTAGCAACCCTATGAAGAAAGACGAACTCGTAACCTACCTGCTCACCAAGTATTCTGATGTGTCGATGAAGCACCTGAACGAATCCGGTAGGCTGAAGATCGTCCACCTGAAGACCGGCACGTGGAAGCAGGTGAAGGTGACGCTGGATCTTCTATGACCCGCAAGACCCAACTATATCGATGATCCCCCGGTGGATGTATCCCCGGAAGCCCTGAAGAAGATCGACCAGAAAAACGTGTGGGATATTTTTTGGTACATGATAAAAATTATCATGATCGCTGCCCTGGTCATCTACCTCTTAGTGGTGCTCGTTCTGGACGACGGATGGAAGACCATCCTGGAATTCATCATGGACATCGCCCACGGAAAAACATCGTTCATTACAAACTAAGTGTCAGATGTATATCGAATGTGTTGTGGTATGTGTGAACTACGCGGACTTTCTGGCGCATACCCTACCGCATAATAAGCAACACTTTGACCACATGATCGTGGTGACATCGCCGGAAGACAAGGACACCCAGGACGTGTGCACCCATTACAACGTAGAGTGTCTCGTTACCCGGGAGATGACCACCAATGGTGACCCGTTTAATAAAGCCAAGGGCATCAACGTAGCGCTGCAGTATCTCTCCAAGCGAGACTGGGTGGTACATCTGGACGCCGACATGTATCTACCGCCGCTGACCCGGGGCATCCTGGAGCGCATCCAACTTGACAAAAACAATATCTACGGAATCGACCGGATGATGTGTCCCACGTTTGAAGAGTGGAGCGAATACATCCGTAAACCCACACCCATACATACAGGCTGGGTGTACATCCACCCCACGATCTTCCCCATGGGGGTACGCATCGGGGAGTTCATGAGCGATGGGTACGAACCCATTGGCTTCTTCCAGATGTGGCACCCGAATACTTCCGGTGTGAAGCTCTACCCGGAAACCCATGGTGCAGCCGATCACACCGATGTACAACACGCCAAGAAATGGAACCGGAAGAACCGGGCGCTGATCCCGGAGATCATCGGTATCCACCTGGACTCCGAAGACCTCAACCTCAAAGAGATGGGCAAGAACTGGAATGGCCGCAAGACCAAGATGTTCGGCTACTCTCCGGTAGAACCAGAGAAGACGCATAAGTTTCCCTGGGTCACCATCGGATGGGTGGTCGCCGCTACCGCCGCCGGTGGTGCGATCGCTCATGTCTTACTAACGAATAACATCATTTAACACCAATCCTATGTCCAATTTATCTCCCGATGACGCCTATCTGCACGACTGGGTGTTTCATTACAACGTATTCACTGCTGCTTGGGCGGCGATCCCCCGGGAACTTTACCAGGCCTACTGGAGTGATTTCAACCACCCGGGTATCCTGCGCAGTACCAGTAAGGACACCTTGCTTTCGATCTTACAACGCACCAAGGGTGACCCGGCTGCGATTGAAGAACTGACCCGACCCAAATGACCTCTGTATACCTAGACATACCCACCTATGACAATGACCACTGGACGGTAACGACATTCTACTCCCGGGAAGAATGGCGGGACTTCCTGGTGTCATTGTTCAAAGAACCTGGCGAGTACGGGTTTGACGAGACCACGCGCATCTTCAACGCGGAAGGAAGGAAGTTCCAGCAACAGGGCTACTATTGTAACGCCCCGTTCAAGAGCTCAGACTTCCGCACCTACTGGGATGACCAGAAAGAAAAGTGTCGTAGGGGTATCATTGTGCGCAGCGGGGAGAACACCTGGTGGGTGAGCCGCGACTACTACATGTGGCTGAACTTCCTACCCATCTACGACAAGGAAGAAAAGCGGTTCGACTTCGCCAAGGTGAGAGACGCGCAATACCACATGGCGCTCTACGAACACATTGCCGAGTTGCACTACAAACATGCGGTGATGCTGAAGAAGCGCCAGATCGCATCCTCGTATTTCCATATGGCCAAACTGATCAACACGTATTGGTTTGAATCCGGGGCCGTACTGAAGATGGGAGCGTCGGCTAAAGATTACATCAACGAGAAGGGATCCTGGAAGTTCCTTAATGAGTACAAGAACTTTCTGAACGAACACACCGCCTGGTACCGTCCCTCAGAACCCGAAAAGGTGTTCGCCTGGGAACAGAAGATCAAGGTGCGGGTCAACGGCCGGGATACGTACAAGGGACTCAAGTCCTCCATGGCAGGGTACACCTTTGAGAAAGACCCCACCAACGGTGTCGGTGGTCCGGTGAGTTACTTCTTCCACGAGGAAGCCGGTATCGCCCCCAAGATGGACGTCACCTACGGGTTCATCAAACCGGCGCTGAAGAGTGGTCACATCATCACCGGCCAGTTTATCGCTGCCGGTTCCGTGGGCGACCTGGACCAGTGCGAACCCCTCAAAGATTATATCCTGGCGCCGGAAGAGAACGGGTTCTATGGGGTGAAGTCCACGCTGATCGACAGCGATGGCACCCCCGGGGTGACGGGTTTGTTCATCCCGGAGCAGTGGAGTATGCCGCCGTACATCGACCAGTATGGCAACTCCAAGGTGGAAGAAGCGCTCAAAGCCCTGGACGAACAGTTTGAGAAAGCCAAACGGGATCTTGCACCGGAGGCGTATCAACTCGAGATCTCCCAGCATCCGAGAAACATTGAGGAAGCGTTTGCTTCTCGCAAGGCTTCTGTGTTCCCAATACACCTTGTAGCCAAACAGGAACAACGTATTCTGGACAAGGAATATCCCATTGAGTATCTGGACCTCAGCCGGGACGCCGAAGGGAAGATTACAGCCAAGGTGTCTCGAAAGACGCCCATCATGGAGTTCCCGATCTCCAAGAAGACCGAAGACAAGACCGGCGTCATCTGTGTCGTCGAGCGTCCGGATCCCAAAGCCACGTTCGGTACGTATTACGCCAGCGTGGACCCGGTGGGCGAGGGGAAAACCACGACCTCAGAGTCCCTATGTTCCATCTACATCTACAAAAGCCCGGTGGAAATCATCAAAGACGACGGCAGCGGGAAGGTCAGCTCGTCCTACGAACGCGATAAGATCGTGGCGTGGTGGTGTGGGCGCTTCGACGACCTGAACAAAACCCACGAGCGACTCGAGATGATGATTGAGTGGTACAACGCCTGGACCGTGGTGGAAAACAACGTGGCCCTGTTCATCCAGTACATGATCTCTCGGAAGAAACAGAAGTATTTGGTGC